CTAGTCCGGGAAATCGAACACCGGTTCCTCGCATCGGTGGACCCGGCATTGACCGTCAAGCGTCCGGACATAGGAGGCGACAGGCACTTCGGGCCAGTCGCATTCATTGCCGAACCGGCGGACATAGCGGTCATAGGTGTTGCGGCCGGTGGTCAGCACCACCGCGCGCCGGCTCTGGATCAGAAACTGCGTCTGTTCGCATGTCATGGCGCGCGTATCCGGCCGGGCGTGAGCCATGCTTGTGGCGGCGATCAGGATCGCTGCGGCTGTCGGGACGATTGGGCGAGCTGGCATGCTGCATCCTCGCAAAGGTCGTGCCTAACGCGCAGCTTCGCCCGTGGTTCCGCACCCTGCGCAACGGCACGAGGGCGCAACAAGTCAGCCGCGATCACTCCTCCTTCTCCGGCCACTCCTTGTTCTCCGGCTTGAACCGCCTGACCACCACTTCGAAGACGATGTCCGAGATCCACATCGCCGAGACGCCGATGAGGAACGCCGCGGCCAGCGTCGTGGTGTCGTCGTTGGTTGGAATCGCCAGGCCTGTGGCGCGGAAGTAATGCACCACCGGCAATGTCAGGTAGGCCGCCGCCAGCGCGCCGCAGATCGGCGACGCCACCATCTCGCGAACCTTGTAGCGGTGGCGCGACAAGGCTCGCAAAATCCCGCCGGAAAGGCCGGCGACCACCACCGGCGCCTTGATGCCGAGCGCATCGAGAAGCTCCTGTATCATGGCTTCCACCCGCACCATCTGGCGCCCTTGCCGTTGTAGGCATTGATTTCGTCGAGCTCCGGCCGCGTCATGGCGGCGACGACGGCGGCGGACGCACGGCGCGGCTGGTTGTGGTCGCACCAGACCTGGCGCGCCGGCGAAACCGGCGTTGCGCACCCGGCGAGCAGCAGGCCGCCAAACAGCAGGCACTTGGGCAACAGGCACCCGAGCAGCAGAATCAGCGCTTTGCCCATCGCATCGCCTCCTGCCGTGCGGCTTCGTCCGGCAGGTCGCGCGCCGCGCGCTCGGCATCGGTCGCCTCGCGGTCCATTTCAAGGCGCTCCTCGACGGCAACGAGTTTTTCCGCCGCTCGCCTGGCCGCATCCTTGTTGGCCCGACCGCCGGCGACAAACAGGCCGATGCCGCCGACGAGCGCGGCAAAAATCGCCAAGATCGTCGTGTTGCCGGCGAGCGCGCCCAGCATGGAAAGCACCCACATCTCAATTGCCCTCCACGGCAGGCTGGTTTCTGACGAGGCCGGCGACGCCGTCGCGCACGACATTGATCAGGATCTTGAGCAGGGCCAGCACCCCGGTGATTTTTAGCGCCAGGGCGGCGTCGATGCCGAACAGCATCCAGTCGAAGCCGACCAGGCCGGTGAGCAGCAGGATCAGCACATTGATTAGATTGTGCGCGGCGTTGGTGTTGAACCAGTTCATGGCTTTGCCTTTCGAAACAAGGAGGGGGCCTTTCGAAACAGGGAGAGGATTGCGGCGACCAACGGAGCCAGCACTGCGGCCCATAATCCGGACAACGATCCGGAAAACGGTCCGCGCCGCACTCCGGCTTTGCCCGGCTCTGCCTTGGCGGGCGTCGAACCGTTCGGTTGCGGCGGCTGCGGGATCGGAACCGGCGCCGCAGCGGGCGGCGTGTCCCTGATCCCGGACCATTTGCGGAATGCCTCGGCAAGCCGGATATCGTAGGCGTTCTTCCCGTAGGATGCGCCGTTGTAGCCCTTGGCGAAGCCGGCCCAGTCATGCTTGCGCAATTTGCCGTCGAGCCGGTTGGCGGCGATGAAATTGACCGCCGCCGCCAGCTGCAGCGCCTCGTCCGCCATCATGGCTTCGACCATGGCCTGCACGGTGGGGAAGCCGGCCGCCCTGAAATTCTCGCCGAGCACCTGGCCGAGCCCCCATGACGCCGATCTGAGCGCCGCCGTCTCGTCGATGGCGCAGGCGGCTTTCAGGCGCGGATAGCTGTCGCGGGGATAAGGCTTTTCGCCCCATTTGGCATAGGCAAGACCGGCCGCTACCGCCTTTGCCCGAGCCGCGCCCGCCAGATTGCGATAAAACACATGCGGCTCGAACAGGATGACCGGGCGGCCCTGGGCGTCGAAGCCATGCCCGCTGGTTTCGACATCGAGAAAGGCGTGGATCTCGTCTTCGCCGACGCCGATGCTGGCGCCGAGTCTTGGCAGATCGAGATCGTCGAGGCGCCTGACGGCGCCCTTGAACGTCATGTCCATGGTCTTGGTCCTTTCCCAGGTTGATGTTTGCAGGCGCCAGCTTGATGTTTGCAGGCGCCCGGTTGATGTTTGCAGGCGATTGTGTGAAATGGCCCCAAACTGTGGGGATTTGCAGATGTCGCAACACGAAGGAACGGCGCGCTGGACGGTGAAGGCCGAGCTCTGCGCGGTCGGCCGCGACAAGCCGCTGCTTGTGGCGCTGGCGGTGATCCTGTGCCTCTATTGCGGGCTGATAGTCGGGCCGATCGTCTATGCGTTCCTGGCCTTCCAGGGCATGGCGAATTTCTTCAACTGACGGCATTGACCTGTTGAGAACAGCTCGATCCGTATTGCCATCGGGATGGAAACCGCTTAGCCGGAATAAACTGCTCCCATGAACCGTTCGTACCCTGTGGGAACAGGTGCGGGAGGGTGCGTGACAATCAGGATCAGGCTTCCGGGCGGGACACTGAAGATCAAGAAAAAGGACGAGCTGCGCCGCCGCGAGCAGAAGCGCCAAGTCCCGGTCTGGCGGCTTGGAGACTATTTCATCGTCTGGTGGCCGAGCAGCATTTCGGATCGTCCGTCCGGACGCCCGCCAAATTGATGATCCCGAGCCTGCGCCCGGACCGTTCTGGAAGCGGTCCCGGAAACAGCCGCAGAAATAATCAACGATCAGCCCTTGACACTTCCGCCACGGAAGCTCTCTAAGTCGCTGCATTGCACAACGGGGGTTGGGAGCAATGGCAGTGCGTATCAGGTTGCCGGGCGGCACCTTGAAGATGAAGGTGTATCGGGAGTTGCGCGAACGTGAGCGCGCCCACCGCATCCCGGTTCTGAAGCTGGGCTCGCTGTATTTCAGCTGGTGGTCGAACCGGCCGCGTCCGTTGAACGACCAGCCCGACGACGATCCAAACCGGTCTCAGGCAGCGCCTTGACGGCCCGAAAAAAGCCGTCCTCGGGCGGCTGCGCTTGAACCCTTCCGGTCAAGCCAACAAACGCGCCCATCGGCGGCTGACTCTTCGGCTGGGGAAGTTCTCTAATTGCTGCATCGCACATCATCATTGAATTGCACAGCGGAGTTGAACCGATGGCCGTGCGCATCAAACTGCCGGGCGGCACCTTGAAGGTAAAAGTCTATCGCGAATTGCGGGGGCGCGAACGCGAGCGTCGCGTGCCGGTCATGAAGATGGGTTCGCTGTATTTTGTCTGGTGGTCGAACAGCCAGCCTCACAACAAGCCGCAAGACAGCCGTCATTAGCCCGTTGCCATTCGCCCGCGCCTTGGCGCAAGCGAATGGTTGGCGCTCTATGATGGGACGACGCTCATTGATGAGCGAAGGCATCATTTCATTTCACTAGGTCGCGGTCCGGCCGCACCAAAGCGTCGGCCGGAACGTCCGACCGTACGATTGAGCCGGCTGAAATTATCGCCCGGTCGCCGATCGTGACACCCTTCATTATCATGGCACTGTTGCCGATCCAGACATCATCTCCGATTGTGATCGGTGCTGAGCGGATGCCTGGGTCGACGCGCGGATGGCCTTCGCGAAAGATGGCCTGCATCTGCGCAAAACGCTTCTGCGGGTCCATGGGATGCGAGTTGGTATCGTGGATCGCCACCCCCCACGAGACGTGGACATGTTTGCCGACCTTGATCCCCACCGGATCCGATGACCAAATCGTCGAGCCTGGACCAAGGTAGAACCAGTCATCGATATTGATCCGACCCTCATGGGCAAAGACCTGCAGATGTCCGTCCAGATGGCTGTCCGCGCCGATTGTGACCCGGGACTTGTCGCCATGAATATTGAAGATCTCCGCCCCGGCACCGAACTTCGTGCGCGGCCCGATGACGGCATTCTCCCTCGCGGCGCCTGTGGCGATCCAAGACGAAAAGCGGCGGCGAACAGCGAGAATAGTGGAGAAGATACGCATCTGCGAACATCTGCCACACGCCACCATTTCAGTCTAGGCGTCGAAGTGACCCCGACGCACCATTTGACGCAGGCATTCGGCATCATAGGTGGCATGGCGCAGGCTGCCGGCTGCATTCGGATGCAGCTCGTCCGACATGTACAGGGTCGACGTGAGGTAGCCCATGCCGCTCTGAGAAATGTTGATGAACGGGATTCCGAGCGCATGTGCCACATAGCGCTCCGCCTCGAAGAACTGATCCATCGTGTTGCCCTGACCGTTGACACGTCCGATTCGATGGGTCGCGTGGCTGGGACCGCCGCTGTACGTTCCGATCATGACGATTTTAGCGCTCGGTGCCTGCAAGCGGATAGCGACGCAGGCCGCCCACAGCGACCCATAGTGAGTGGCATAGGTCGTGTCGCCGAAGGCACCCAGAGGCGTCTCTTGCGCGCCGAAGGGGTTCGGGCCGGGCTCCAGAGTGACGATCTCCGTATCGGCCGGAATGTCGACGATTCTGTTGGACATTCCGTAGCTCGGGTAGCCAGTCGTGCTCAGCCCCAGCGCAGAGCCGCTGACGCAAAGATTGGTAAGTATCATCCCCGTCTGTCCGGCGAGTAAAGGCGCATAGTAGGCGCCGATCGTTGAGATTTCTCGGCTGTACGTCGGATTGCTTGGCTTGAAGATCACGATCTTGGTGCCGACAACGACCCACTCCTCGCCTTCCCCGAGTTTGGCTACCGTCTCACCCTTGTGCTGAATTGCCTGTGCCATTTGCCTATCCCCTCTCCGCGACATATTCGATGAAGCGCAAGGCGTTGCTGTCATGGCCGACGTCGTTGAAGTGAAGCCCCTCTTGATAGGCTCCAGCGTCGATATAATCGAAACCATCAATCGGGATCGTCAGCACGTTTCGTGACCGGTATGTCTGGCGGATAGCGCCAAGCGCCGCGTCGTAAGTCCGCCCTCCAGTGTAGCTACCATCCCAGGCCGAAGACGGGCGCGTCGGCGGCATCGCAAGGATGCGAGGTGCGGCAGCTGCCTCCAGCGTATTAAGCACCGCAGTGATGTTCGTTGAAATCGTAGCCGGCGCGGTACCAAAACTGTCGTTGATGCCAAGCGCGAGTATCGGCACGATCTTGCCTCCAGCATAGCTCGCTTGGACGATTGCTGATGTAAGGCGCGCCATATTAAACGACGCGAAGGTATAGCTCCCATGCGCGGCGCGCAGTGAGCGCAGTCGAGGACGGGATCCCGGCACCTTAATTCCAAGACGGATAAGCCCGGTTATTTCGACAGGGCCGCCTACCGCCGTCAGTGTGTAATTGCCGCTGGCAGCCTGCCCCGTCATCGACGGGCCGGAATATTGATCGAGCGCCAGAGCGCCGGCAGCATTGACGGTCTTGTACGCCGCGCCACCGTCGAAAGCGAAGGCAAGCGAACCTTGACCGGCGTCCCGGGTGTAGTGGACATCGACCTGTTCATAAGCTCCAGTGAACGCCAGGGACGCGCCATCCGCAAGGATGATGCTTTCGCCAAGTGGCCCGCGCGTTCCCGTCGAGACGGTTCCGCTGGTCGCAACGCCATAGAAGGCCGGCGTGTAGGTGGAGCTTGGCCGCAGCGCCGTCATGCCAGGCTCGTCATCGGCAATGCCGAGATTGGCAAATTGGGTAACTCGATTAAACCAATGCGCCGGGCCATTGCTGGCCAACGCCCAATGACCGATGCTATCGGCGATCAAGCAGAGCACATCGTTGTTGGCGATATGCTCTGCCATCTTGGCCCGGAAGCCATCATAGAGATTAAACAGCGACGGGCGGGCCGGAACGAAGAACCTCCGGCCGCCGACGAACGGCTTTCCTGGTCCCCAAAAACCGTCACCCCACTTAGGCATAGCCGTCAACGCGAAGCTGCCGGGCGGCACATACGGGTTTGGATGGGCAGCAGCGGCCGAGGCAAAGATTGCGGTCGCGTCAACGACGCCATTCGGGTCGGCGTCCGCCAGCAGGTTCATGCCGGTGTTCTGTGTGCCGCCTGTCAGAGCCCGCGTAGCGTCGGCGATGAGGCCAGTTTTGATCGTGAACGCAACCTCATAGCGGTGCAGGGTCGATGATGCCACAATAGCGCCGTTCGACAGTACGCCAGACCTGAACCATGCGGGGATGCCTTGCGGGTTGACGCTGTTCTGAAACTTGTAGCCGCCGCCGCTGATTGCCGGATACTGCCCCGCTGCAATCGGTATGCTGAGGGGGATTTCGCTCACACCATTGGCCAACGTGATCTGATGCGTGCTGATCACGTTAACAGTTAGATCGCCATTGGCCTGGACGACGTGAATGTTGGCCGTGCCGGCCCCGCTGGCACCGACATCGATTTCCGTGATGTAACCATCGGCCGGCGCTGGCGTTTGCATGACGACGCTGTAGTTCGCCGGGGTATTCGTGCCAGTGTTGACCAGGTTCGGCCAGCCGACCACCTGCTCAGTGCCGACGATGTCGACCAGATCGTTTGCGGTGTCGTAGGCTGCACGCGCCTTTGTGCCGACTTCGCCCGTGAAAGTGGCTTTCCATTGCGGACCATTGATAAAGTCGACGGTCTTGGCTGTGTGTGACGTAGGAACCGTCGCCGTGAACCACTTGCTTTCGCCGTTCGGAATGGACCCCGCCGTATAATACCATGTGCCGGCTCCTGTCCGTTGCAGGCCCATGACACTACCGGCTGGCTTCAGGATCGAGAGACCCGAGTTGACGGAAGACGGGCCGGCAACGACAGGGATGGTTTGTTGAGAGACGAGAGTTAAAGTGCCATCGCCCTCGACCTGGGCAATTACGATATGGATTGTTCCTGCCCCAGCGCCGAAGCCTAGTTCTAGGCTCGAAAGAAACTCATCGACAGCCGACAGAGAGCCCGGCCAATAATAGGCGCTGGTATTGGTAACAGCCGTGCCGCCGACGGAGCCCGTGATCAGGACCGGCCCAACCGTCCGCGATCCGATCAAGCCGACAACTTCCGCTGCCGACGTGCGAACACCGGTCTCGACGGCAACCGGCCCGACCGCGACGGTGTACATACCAAGGATGCCATCGCTGATTTCGGTCCAGAAGTATTCACCAACTTCAACATTCCGGCCCAAAACCGCCGCCGCACTTGCGCCGGCCAGTCCCGCAGACGCCGCGAAGCTGAAACTCGGCGCGACCGTGTAGGAACCGGGTGCCGTGATCAGGATCATCGTCAGAGCACCGCCAGCGACAACGAAGCGTCCTGCGGCGCCAGAACCGGCGCCGCCGGTAAACGCCAGATCGAACGTGCCGTTCGTGCCGCCGGCGCCGCCGACCAGGGCACTGAAGCCAGCCACGCCAAAGCCGATCGCGGCTACGATCGTCGGGAAGATGCCCTTGCCATACAGCGACGCGTCGCGTGCCGCCTGGGCGCCGGCCAGGTTGGCCGCCGTAGAAGCGACATCGGCGGCAGTCTGTCCAGCATTGGCAGCGGAGGTGGACGCGCTGGCGGCGGCCTGGCCGGCGCTGGCCTCGGTGGCATGCTTCAGCACCTGCGTTTCATCGCGCAGCGTCACCACCGCACCGACCACCTGCGAAATATCGGGCGGCACGAACGGGGCAATGGTGATGGCATCGCTGCCCACCACCGGCTCGTCGGCGCTGAATTCAAACACCCGGCCGGCATTGACCGACCCGATCTGGGTGTGAACCGTCGTTCCCCTCTGCAAGGTGCGGGCGGTGCGGGCGTCGGCGGCGCGGAACCACTCGCCTTCGCTCACCGTGTAGATGCCGTTCTGTATCGGGTCGGCCTGGTCCTTGACCAGCACGCGGTCGCCGACCTCAGCCGGCACGCCGTCGATGGTCTGCAGGCGATGCAGCAGGATGCTGGCCGTGGTCGCCAGGCGCACGGGTTCGCGTTCGCCGGTCAGAAGTCGAACGGCGGCAGTTGCGGGTCGGGCCATCAGGCTTGCTCCATAAAAAAAGCCCCGCGAAGCGAGGCTTGACAGTGCTATGATTCCAGCGCGGCGGGACGCGCGGCCTATGGCACATCGGCGACTAGCCGCCGCGGGTGCGGAGCAGACCCTGAGATCTATTCCGTGACATCGGAGCGCTGCTGCGGTGCAGAACCTTTGATCGCGGAGGGACAGCGCCCCCTCTGTCCTGCCGGACATCTCCCCCACAAGGAGGGAGATTGGCCTTCATCACTGATTTCGCCAACCACCAGCCTTGCAAAAAAGACGCTGTCCGCGAAGCAGCCGATCTCCCCCCAAGTGGGGGAGATGTCCGGCAGGACAGAGGGGGGCGCGCAGGATCGCTACGGAGCGCTTTTATCCTGAACCGCCGCAGCGACCTACGGCAATCCGCCGACGCGCTTGCCAACGCGCCTGCTTGTCCCGGCGATTGTCAGTCCCAACGCTATGCCGGCGCAGTCGGCAACCCAGTCGAGCCCATCCAGGTCGCGCCCGATCAGTTGCGCGCCCTGAAGCACCTCGATCGCCGCGCCGGTAAAGGCGAGGAGAACAATCAGCCTTGTCCTGTGTTCCGGCCAGCCGAGGCTTCCCAGGGCCGCCAGCACGGCGAAGGCGATGGCGTGCTGCAGCTTGTCGTCGTGAAGCGTGACGGCCGTGCCGAGATCCGGCAAGAACCGCGCCGGCAGAAGCGTGAGCAGGAGAACGCCGGCCAACGTGATCGGAAAAACGATCCTTGCCAGCATCGGAAAAGAATCTAGGCGCAACAAGGTAGGGTCAGTCCTTCATCTGAGAAGCCTGGATGGGCGAGGTGGATTTGCCAATGATCGCATCAGCGCTTGGGAATTTCAAATCCAGAACCACAAGTCTGTGTTGTAAGAAAGGCCGCCGTCGCTCTTATCGCCCTGGAAACCACCCCATGCCTGTGAGGGGCTTTAGGTTCCCATAAAAAAGCCCACTAACATGAAGAGGCCATTAAAGATGCCGGCGGGCCAACGGCAACGCAACAGGCCAGGTAACAAGAAGAACCTGGCCAGGTCGCCGGTGCCGACGTCAGTTTTGCGTCGCCGAGACGCCGGCCAGCCGGGCGAGCGCAACCCTGTCGTCGGGCGTCAGATCAGCAAGGCGGTCGTCGCCCGAAGCGGGCCCATTCGGGTTTTTCGCCGACAGATCAGTGCCTTCAGCGCCTGTGGTTTCACCGCCACCGGCCTGCGCGGCCGGCGCAGCACCCAGCATTTCGGCAGCGCGCTTCGGGTCCTTGGCGAGCATCGCCTGGGCGAGCGCCTTTGCCGTGTTGCTGCGCCAGCCGGTTTCGGCCAGCTGCCGGGCGACCGGGTTGCCCATCTTGGCGATGAAGTCGAACCCGCCCTGCCTGATCGCCTCGAACGTCGCGGTGTCGTCCGGGTCGCTCTGCGCGATGGCATTGAGCTCCGTAGCTTGCGCCTTGGACCATTCGGCCTGCTCATAGTCCTGGCGGCGCGCATATTGCTGTGCGGCCATGCGCGCCGACCCGGCCAATCTCATCGCCTCTTTTTGCCTGATGAAGCTGGCGCGTTCACTTTCCGGCATTTTTGGCACGGTGCTGTCGAAGATCTTGTCGAACAGGCCGGGCTTGACGACACCGTTGCGTGCCTGGCCATACATGGCGTCGTGCAGGCCGCGGCCGTCGGCCGGCGCATTCTGGATCGCTTCTTTCTCGGCCTGGGCGATCTGTCCGTTCAGCTCGCGGCCGATGACCTCGGCGTCGAACGCGTCCTGCTGCTGCTTCTGCTGGCGGAAACGCTCGGCGACGGCCGCGAGCTCATCGCCAAAGCCCTGCATGGCGGCGCCGACCGGCGAGCTGTCGGGATAGGAAACCACGCTGCCGCTGTCGAGCCGGCGCTGGGCGAGCTGGAGGGGGATGGTCGCCATCAGTAAAGCCCTCCGCCCGGCGCCGGCGGAAAGGCGCTGTTGCCGAACGTCACCGCTCTGCTCGGGTCGTACAGCCCGGAAAGGCCGGACACGAGATTGCCGCCGGCCCTGAAGATCGAGGCAGCCGCCGCCTGCCTGCCGGAAAAGCGCGAGATGGCGGCCTGCGTGGTCAAATTGTTCTGGCGCAGCTGCGAGCCGTACTGGATCGCCTTGATGTCGAGCTGACCCTGCCTTGCATTGGCGGCGAGCACCTCGCTCAGTGAGCCTGACAGGGCGACGCCCGAGGCGCCGGCCCGGGCGCGCGCCTGCGACAGCGACAGATCCTGCTTGTGGCGTTCCTGGCCCTGCTCGAAGGCCGCGGCTTGCGCGTCGGCCCGCGTCTGCTGCTCGTAGGCTCTGGCCTGGTAGTCGGCCATCTGCCGCGACTGCTGGCCTTCGATCAGCGCGCCGCCGACCGAGAGAGCCGTGCCGATAAGGGCAAGTGTGCACATGGTCAGCCGCGGCCTCGGCCACGCAGCGAATATCGACCCGCGATGCCTCCGACCGGCGCGCCAAGCGGCGGTCGCGGGTCGAGCGCGCCGCCGGGGCTGAGCAGCGACAAAAGCAGTCTGTCGGCCTGGATCGCTGCCGCGCTGAGACGAGCCGGAGCTGTCGCTCGCCGCCCGGTCACGGCGGCGCGCCGGACGGCGGTCGGGTTGATTTTCAGGTTGGCGACGCCCGCGGCGTCGAGCTGGCTGTTGGCGGTGGCGACGGCACCGCGCAAGGCATCGGCGTCGAACAATTGCTGGCGCAGCTGCTCGACCAGCCAGTGGGCCATGCGCCAGCGCTCGTCGAGGGAAGCGGCGTTTGCCCTGATCTCGTCGGCAAGTGCTGCGATGTCGACGCAGTCTTCGCTTTGCGCGGCGGCACGGCGCTCGTTCGCCGCCTCACGGGTTTTTTCCAGCAGCGCAACGACGGCGTTGGCCTCGGAGAGCGCAATGCGCGCCGCCGCCAGGTCGCCACGGCCGAACATCGCACGGCCCTTGGCCTTTTCCAGTTCCAGTTTGCGGGCGGCAGCAGTTTTGAGGTCGCTGTCGAGCAAGGCGATGACGGCAGCAAAATCGGCAGCCGTCCGCGCCCTGCCGAGAGCTTCGGCATGCGGGGATGGGGTCATCGAAGCGGGTCCTTTTAAGGGAGTGATGGAAGGGCTGAGCGCGCAATCTCCCCCCTTGAGGGGGAGATGTCGCCGAAGGCGACAGAGGGGGTCGTCTCGCGTGAAGCGCCGACGTTCTCGCCCGCGATGGAGGCAATAGGATAGGGGTCGGGTCAGGACGTACCGACCCCCTCTGGCCTGCCGGCCATCTCCCCCCAAGGGGCCCCAAGGGGGGAGATCGGCAGTTTCAACTACGCCTCACTGTCGAACACCGGCGTGAACGCGCGGATGGTGCAAGGGGTCGGGTTGGTGTGGCGGATTCGCACCCGCCCCTGCCCTTCCCAACTGTCGTCGATCGGCACCTCGACGTTCCCAGTGAACAGGTTTGCGGCACTGTCAGGCGTCACGACTGAAGGGATGCGAACCGGCTCCCACCGCCCACGCTGCATGGAAGTAATCTTCAGCCCGGTCGTGTCGGTCTCAAACAGCGACAGAATGACTTTTGCGACTTTCTTGCGCCGGCCGACGATCGAGCCATCCCTGCCGCCGACATCGAGTTCGAGTGTGTCGGCTCCGGCTTCGTAGGGCAGACCTACCTGCCATTTGGCGGCAGTCGCACCACCAGGCAGGGAAACCGCCCCGGCGGCCACCGTGAGGCCGTGATAGACGATACCATCCGCCAGGGCGTCGACAGTCTCGCCGTTGAGATGGGTAAGTCCTGTGACCGTTGCTGTGGCCACACCGCTGTAGGTCAGAGCGCAATCAACCTCGAAGGCATCGGCGACCTCACCATATTCGAATGGCACGGTCTTGACTTCGATATAACGCTTGGTTGCCCCGCCGATGGTGCGCTTGACGATCAGCCACAGATCGTCATTGCCGTCCTGCCCAGGCGTGACCACGGCGCTCTCGACGATGCCCCAGTCGGAACCTGAGAAAGACCCGGCGATGCGATGCCGGTGCATGCCGCGGACTTCCTGCGAAGGCTGGTGCGTGTATCCCCCCAACTCGCCATTATCCAGCGGGAACCACAGCAGCGGGTCGGGATCGGTCTGGAATGCTAGTTCGACGACACCCTGCTTCGGGATATGCTCGGAAACCTGCCCGACATCCTCCGAGGTGAATTTGCCGGTCGCGCTCTGGGTCAGTTCTGCAATCGATTTGCGCGACCTGGTGACGAACAGGAACGATTGCCCGGCGTCGACAGGGCGCAGCGGCGCGCAGCCAAAGGTGCGGGAGCGGCGGTTCTTGAACGATGACGGCGTCAGCGCTTCGTCGATGCCCGAGCCCGACAGCGCCCGGATGCCGCCAAGGGTGCCAATGATCAGCGCCCCGTCGGATTCCGCAATCCAGGTGATATCGTTGGCCTGGCCGCCGCCGGCCTGGACGAATTCAAGCGCGTCGTCGTCCTTTTCGCCGGTGGCGAAATTCTCGAAATCGCCGGTTGCCGAGGCATAGACGGAAAATTTTCGGCTGAAGGCCAGGCGCTCCTCGTACAGCGAACCGCTCTGGACATATTTGCCGGGAACGAAGGTGCCGAGGCGCCAGCGGGCGATCGGGCTGAGATTGGGCAGCGCATGCCCATACAGCCTGACCTTGACTACGGTCGCGCTGCTGCGGCTGGTGATGCGCGCCCAGCGCCAGACGGCATCCGAGCCGAGCAAGCGAATGGTCCGGCCGACATCGCTGGTCTGGAAGCCGGTGCCGTCATTGATGCCGACGATGGAGGATGCCGTGAGGTCGAACGGCGTCTGGGTGTCGCCATCCTCGTGCCAGCCCATTTCAGCAATACGAATGTTGGCGTCGTCCTCCGATACTGAGATATCCAGTCGATAGGACTGATAGGCGGTCGCGTTCTGAAATTCATAGAAGCGCACCTCGCCGCGCGACCAGCCGGGTTCCGCCGTCCGGCTGTCGAGCGAGATCCAGCTGGTGCCGTCAAGGCCCTGGAAATCCCATGCGGCCGGTCCCCTGCCCCCGACCGCCCGAATCCAATAGGCGTCACAAACCTTGGTCGCTGTACCGGCGAAGTCATAAGACACGTTGCCGGTGGTTGTGCCAAAATTGAGGTCTGTTCCATTGTCACGGTCGAACGCGAGATATGCGGTGCCGGCGCTGGATGCAGCGGTCCCGGTTGGCAGCGTATCGCTGGTCATATCTGGATGGACAGCACCTGTCTCGGCGGGCGTCAGCGTGGTCGCGCTTGTGTTGATGTCGTCATAGGGGCCGTCGAGAAAGACGAACTCGGCCAGCGTCCATGTGGTGTGCGCCGTGCGGGTGAGAACCTGCGGCAGGTGGTTTTTGTGGGTGATCCACATCTGGTCGGCGGACTGGACGAATTGCAGGTCGAACAGATCGGCTTCGAGATAGGGTGTCGCCACCTCCACCGTGCCGACGCGGGCGCCATAGGCATGGACGCGGATGTAGAGATCGCCGAATTCGAGCGCATAGGCCTGGTCCGCCGAGAAGATGAACGGGATCAGCCGTGTCGCTTTGGAAGAGTCCTTCACCTCGGCGCAGAAATAGGTGCCGCCGCGCTTGCGGATGCCACCATGCGGGAGCGTCAAAAAGTTCTCGCAGCGGGAGAGTGCGGCCCGGTAAAGGTCGAGCGAGGCGCGCGCGTGCAATCGCGGACTGATCTCGCCACGGACGAAGGTGTCCTGGATAGGATAGAGCGTCGGCATCAGGCGCGCCAGTAGCGGTTGTCGCCGCGCTGGATCGCCCAGGACGACGTTGAAAACCTGCCGCCACGCTGGATGGCGTTGGCGTGGAACGCCGCGTCCAGCGCCGCGCTATAGGCACCGCGGGCGATGTCGATCATGGCCGCCTTGTGGGTCAGCGGATGCGCGATCTTGACGGCAAGCGCTGCAACCAGCACTTCGGTGAACGTCGCGTCCCAGTCGTTCGGATCGGTGAGGTTGGCGACGTAGCGGATGATCAGCGGCCCCGATCGGTCGCAATAGATCAAGCCGGCTTCCTGGCGCCACGCGATCGGCACGCCATCCGGCTCGCCATTGTGGGTCAGCGGCAAAGGCCGCAGGCAGTCCACGGGCAATTCATAGGCAAAGTTCAGCGTGCCCGCGCCACTGCCGGTATCGGACCCGGCGACGGCGGCCGCCAGGATTGCGAACACCCAGGCATGTTTCATCAGCTCCGCCTCGCGGGTCAGGTCGAAATGCAGGTTAAGCAGGCGCGCCGGTTTGACATCCTGATCAAGGCTGTCGACCGGCGCCTCGTCGAGAACGCCAAGCGCCATGTTGGCGATGTCGAGCGGGGTGATGGCCATGGTTTCGGCCTCCATCTGTGTGGATCGGGAATTTGTGGGCATGGGTGGGGTGGATTGTGGGGAAAGGTCGCGTTCTGTCGCGCCCCCCTCTGCCCTGCCGGGCATCTCCCCCACGAAGGGGAGATTGCATGTCGCGTTGGCTTTCGCCAATCGCCAATGTTGAAGAAAGGGCGTGGTCGGTGAAGCTGCCGATCTCCCCCCAAGTGGGGGAGATGTCCGGCAGGACAGAGGGGGCGCCACGGAACGCGACCGCAGAAAACTGGCAGCGTGCGCCACGTGACGGTATTTTCCCAACATCGCCGCGCAACGCGGCGATGACATCCTGCGGCGTCAGCCGAAGTGTGCGCTCGCCGGCCGCCCGCGCGACTTGGCAAAGGTGCTTGCTGGCAACCTTTCGGCAGCTCTCGCCATCGCCAACCCCCGGTCAAGCGCATCCTCGAGGCTTGTCGTGTAGTAGGCGGTGTTTTCCAGGCCGCTGAAGAAGTTGATGCGGTGAAGTTCGCCCTTTTTGCTTATGACAATGCCAGCTTTTCGAAGCACATCCTGAACTGCCTTGTAGGTCATATTCATGGTTACCCTCCCTTGCAAAGACAAGGCAGCATCGCCCTCTTGTGTAACCGTTTGGTGGCGGCGATTGATCAATGTGCAACAACGACAATTTGGGGCAGCACGGCGCGTGAATTTGGAATTCGCCACAGCGGCCGACCCGGTGTCCAGAAGGGGCGGGACCTTGACGCCCCACCCCTACCGGTCCGCTCAGGCCTCGGTCGTCTTCAGCGCGATGAACGTCATGTGCTTGACGCTCGACGCCGTGCGGTCCCAGTTCGCCGCCAGCGCCAGCTCGGCATCGGTCGCAAACTCACCCGCCGTCGACGCATCGAGGAAGCGGGTGCCGGGCACATGCGGGACGAAATGCCGGCGGGCGACCATTTCGGTGACGCCGCCGCCATGGCCCTGGCGCGGCTTGCGGTCGAACTCCAGCGGCCCGCCCTCGGTGTTGACCGGCAGCTCGTTCCACAGGATTGCTTTGTCCTTGAACATGAACGCCGTGTAGACGCCCGCGGCGACCGGGATGTCGTCGTCGATGACGGCCCGCAGCCCCATGTAATAGGGGATCAGCGGCCCGCCCTGCTCGGACGGCGGCACATAGTCGATGAGGTCGGCGAGCTTCAGCGCCTTCATCTGCTTGGAATGCATCCAGATCGTCTTGAACTTGTCGGCGCGGTCGCCCATCAGATAGGCGGCCTCGATGATGTCGGTGTCGACGATGGAGGCGCCGGTGATGCGGACGAGGTCGCCGGCATCATTGGCGAGGTTGTCGGCCAGCACCCCTTTCAGGATGCCGAGCAGCGTCAGCTTGTTGGCACGCTGCCAGTAGTCGGTCTGGCGGCGCACGATCAGCTTCTGCGGGTCGTCGCCGGCCAGGATCGAGGTCAGGTCCGGAATGCCCCACGCCTGGGCGCGGACATTGCGGGCGGCGACCTCGCGGCGCGCGCCGATCTTCTTCATCTCGATCGAGTCGGCCGGATCGTCATTGACCGGCTCGGACGGATCGTTGCCGAGATCCTTCCAACCTGGCATGTCGACGGAACGCCCGCCCATGGAGAGCTTCGAGGCGATGGCCGGGTCGGAAAACAGGATCCCGGCCTGGTAGATCTCGAGCGACTGGACGTGCTCCTCGAACGAGTATTGTGCATAGACGGACGGAACGATCGCGTCCGCGATGCGGGTATAGGCGTCTGCCATTTTTTTCTTTCCTTGAGTTTGATTGACGGCTGCGCCCCCTCAGGCCGGATGTGGGGGCATCCGGATGCGGTTGCCCTATTTCAAAGGGGGTTGTTCGGTATCCACAGATCGGGGTTTTCGCCGGCCTCGCGTGCCAGCCGCCGGGCGCGGACGGGGTCGCTTCTGACGAGGGCCGAGATATCGGTCAGGTTGCGTTCGCCGGCGGCGTTGCGCTTGAACGGATTGCCTCCGCTCAAGGCCGCGCCGCCGTCGATCGTGTCTTCCCTGAACATCGCCTCGCCGACCGCGTGGAACGCCTTGGCGATCTGCGGATCGGTCAAGGCGCCGTCAGGCAGGAGGATGCCCTTCGCCTTGTAGGCATCGACCAGCCCGAGCTTCTTCATCGCCCGGTTGGCGACCTCCAATCTCCTACGAAAGCCGTCGCTGTCGGTCGGTCCCCAGTCCCGGACCAGGTCGTCGTGAGTGGCCTCGACCGAACGGGCAAGGGCGATCTGCTGCGCCTTGGCCTGTCCGGCCATGTAGCCGACGAAGCGGTCGTGATAGGCCTGCGCCACCTTCGGCGTGGCGCCGGCCTCGACCGCCCACGCCTTCGACGCGTTGGCGAGTTCGTCCGAATAGGCGAAGTTTTCGGGAAGCCCGTCGGGGCGCCTGTACTCGACCTCGTCGGGCGATGTCAGCGGACGCATCGCCTCAGGCAGCCGGGCATGGAACCTGTCCCAGTCTTCCGCAGCTGCGTCCGCTGCCGGAATGCGCAGGCTTTCGCCCTGCTGCCGTTCCAGCTCGGCATAGGATGTGAGAACCCGGTCGAGGCTTTCAGGCTTGGTCCAGCCCTTGGTTTCAGCGAGCTTGCGGTTGCCTTCGGAAAGACCGTCAAACCAGCTCTTGCCGGCCGGCGGGACGGACCCGTTGTCCCCGGCGGCCGGTGGCCCTGCAAGGTTGCCCGCCGGTGGCGACGCCACCACGGACCCGGCGTCTGCCAGATCTGTCATGAGAAAGATTCCTTCTTGTTGTTTGCAAATGGAAACGAGCACTGGCCAGTTCAGCCAGGCGTGTTATTGGATTGATGAAGGATCGGCTGGAGCCGGCGGAATCGTTGCGGCCGCAGCCTGATTCTTTTCGACAGAACCTGACCCTATCGTCTTGTTCGAGTACGATCTTTCAGAGTCGGAGGCACGCAGCGTCAAGACGAAAGAAACCATGTCGCATTTCGTGACAAGCGGTTGCCGCGGTTCCGCCGCAATGCAACCGCACTTGGCAAACACTTGGCAAAACCAGCCAGTGTATTAGTTCATAGGCTTCAACGGAGTATCAGACGATGACCATGTACAAAGCCATTGCCGCCCTGCTTGTGACTGCCGCGCTGGCAGGATGTGCACAGACCGAAGGGCAGCAAAGAGCCACCACGGGGGCCTTGGTCGGCGGCGCTGGCGGCGCTCTCGTCGGTCAGGCCCTGGGCCGCGACACCAAGAGCACGGTCATCGGCGCAGCCAGCGGCGCCCTGCTGGGGGCGGTCGTCGGCAGCGCGACGACGCCACAGCGGCGCGGCGAACAGCTATGCCGCTATCAGGACCGCTACGGCCGCATCTACACCGCCCGTTGCGACGACCGCTACTACCGCGGCGATTATTGAGACGTAGCCCGGCGCTGGTCTTCCCTTCTCCCCTGGTGGGAGAAGGTGGCCGCGAAGCGGCCGGATAAGGGGTGTTCCAGCTTGACGAATACCTCTGTCTCCGACCGCGCCTGAACACCGGATCGATGGTGCGATCACCAACGCCTCATTTCTTCCAGCACCCCTCATCCGTCTCGGCGCTTCGCGCCGATCCACCTTCTCCCACAAGGGGAGAAGGCGTCACCAATGGCGGAGCTTCACCCCTACCGCCCCTCCAGCCGCGCCGCCTTCTCCAGCGCCGCCAGTTGCGCTTCGTCCAGTGTCAAAAACCCCATGATGTGCTGCACCACTTCGGCGCGCGCGTTGCTCAGCGCGCTGTGCAGCTCGAAGCCGTTCGGCGTCCTGGTCTTGGCCAGCCACTCGCCATAGGACGGGCGGCGGTAATAGCCGGTCGCCGCCGTCAGGTCGGCCAGCACCATCTCGCCGTCCTGGCCTGAGAACACCCTGAGATAGGCCCTGGTCAGCGCATCCTGCGCCTTGGCCGGGCCGCCGGCCTGGCGCGAATGGGCGAAGCGTTTGCCGCTCATGCGCCGCCCTCGCCGCCCTGCGGCATCAGCCCGCTGAGACTGTCGAGCAGGCCGCTGTCGCGCGCCTGGACCGCCGCCGGCACGGCATCCCTGGCAACCTTGCCGGCGGCGGCGATCGCCGCCATGCCGGCCTGCGCTTGTTGCGCCCTGGCTCGGGCATCGCGAATATCAGCCACCTCGTCCTGGCGGCGAAAGATGCGCTGCGGGCTGCGGCCGGCGCTCTGCACGATCTTCAGCGCCTCGTCACCGTCGATATTGTCCATGACGCCGGGGTCGAACTGCGCCATCTGCATGGCCGTGGTCACCACCTGGATGGTGTCGCGCGCCTCGGCCGAGCGGCGCAGCACGTCGAGCGGACCGGTGAAGGTCGGCCGCACCGCCTTGCCGGCGAGGCTCGCCGGCGGCAGGAACCGGCTGTCTTCCTCATACAATCCCTTGTCCTCGAGGATACCGAGCTCGCGGTCGAGATTGGAGGCAAAGCCGGCCTGGATGATCGAGCCGGAGGGCCCGAGCAACGCGCCCTTTTCCTCCTGCCGGATCAAGGCTTCGGTGGCCGTCATCTGCGGGTTCTGCACAAGCGTCTGGAACAGGTTGACGAACATCATGTCGCGGATCTCCTCGGCCCGGCTTTCCGCGTAGTCGAATGCATAGGTCGGGTTCTGGCCCACAGCGATCGGCGCAATCAGCGGCCGGCCATTGTCGTCGATCAGGCCGGGATAGTTCTCGCCGGGATTGAGCACCGGCACATAGTCGAGCCGCGCCTTCGAGGCGGTCGCCGGATCGGTGATCTGCTGCAGCGCCCTGAGGCCCGAGCGGCGCACCGCATTTTCCTCGCGCACCGTGGTCAGCGCCTCGATGGTCGGCGAAATGCCATAGGGGTCGCCCTCATGGCGGCGCCAGTTGAAGCACGACACCGGGAAGGAGCGGAAACCGCTCTCCCTGACGATGACCTCCTCGTCCTCGACGACGTGATAGGAGGCGAACGCCGTGTCGAGATACTGGTAGGTGCCGGAGAGCCGGTACATCTTGCGCTCGTCGCGCGGCTGGATGCACTGGATCAGCGAGATCTTGGTCTCGCATTTGGCCGGGTCGTCGACCAGCATCTTGATCCGCGCCGGCAGCTTGTCATAACCGAGCAGTTGCGCCGCCTGCCGTGCCGTGCGCGCGTAGCGGCGGTGGAAAATGTCGACCTGGCCCCAGCGGTTGCGGCAGAGATAGCCCTCGACCACCGGGATCGAGGCATAGCGGATCAGCGTGCCGCCAAAGCCCTCCTCGGCGTAAAGATAGGCCGGGCCATAGCGCACGACGTTGCGCAGGCAGGCCTGCGTCGCCGGCACGAAATTCGAATTGGCCGAATAGCGCAGCGCAAACAGGAAATCGCGAAGCGCCTCCGCCCATTCCTTCTCCTCCTCGCTCTCCTCGTCGTTCACGGCGGCGGTCGACAGCCCGTGCCATTTCTCCGACTGCGGGATGATCAGGCTTTCCAGCCCGGCGGCCAGCCGGTTGGCGGCCGAGTTGATGGTGTTGGCGTAGACACGGGCGCCGCGCCGCTGCTGCCGCTCGGCCTGCGGTTCCGCGCCCCGGCGCCCACTCCAGACATCGGGCGCGTCGGGGTCGCAGAATTCCGACACCGCCTCCCAGACAGCCTCATACTGGCTGCGCTCGCTCTCCAGTTCCGCCTGTCGCGACAGGATATCGTGGGCACGGGAATCGCTCGCCATGGCATTTCCTTGTTCGGTGGTATCAGCTTGTTCGAAGCCCAGATATTGCCAAGGCCAGGTCGAATTTTGTTCGCTTTTGCGATGTTCAAGGGGCGCGGGGCGGCGACTCAAGGAGATCGATTTGATAATGACGGAAAGCCTACCCGGCGCCCTGAAGAGGCGAAGCAAGCAGGTTGCAAAGCGGCTGATCGGCTACGATTCCCGCAACTGGCTGCGCATCAGGCAGATCGAGGCGTTCACCGCGTTTCTTGAGGCCGACGGCCGCAAATCCTCAGACGTGATCGAGATCTCGCCCGGCTGGAACCGCCACTGGAAGACGATCTGCTCGAACTACACCTCCGTCGATTTCCCTGATTTCGACATCTGCAAGGACCGCACCGACCGGCAATATTCCGTCGTCATCGCCGACCAGGTGCTGGAGCATGTGCAGCGCCCGTTTGCCGCGGCACAGAATATCCACGCCATGACCCGGCCGGGCGGCTGGGCGATTGTGGCGACGCCGTTCCTGTTCAGGGTGCATGCCAGGCCGCACGACTACAACCGCTGGACCGCCGCCGGCCTCAAGCAGGTGCTGGTCGAGGGCGGCTTCCCCCAGGCAAACATTGAAGTGTTCAGCTGGGGCAACAAAGCCTGCGCAAAAGCCCATATCGGCGGCCCGGTGCGCGCCTACGGCCTATGGCGCGACCTCAGCAACGACGAGGAATATCCGCTGATGGTCTGGGCCTTCGCGCGCAAGCCGGGGTGAGAGCACTGAAGAGCCTTGCCTTCTCCCCTTGTGGGAGAAGGTGGCCTCGCGAAGCGAGGTCGGATGAGGGGTGTTCCAGCTTGGCAATGCCGAAAAAAATCCACTGCCTCATTTCTTCCAGCACCCCTCATCCGTCTCGGCGCTAAAGCGCCGATCCACCTTCTCCCACAAGGGGAGAAGGGGTGATCTTCACCCTCCCCGCTTCACCAATTTCGCATGCCGGCGCCAATACCACCGGCCAGCACGCGCCTACGAAGCGTACGTTCCATCGCACCCATCATCACACCCCCAGCAGCACGCGGCGCTGGCCGCTGAGTTCGCTCGGCGACAGATCGGTCTTGACTGTGCCGGCGGTGCCCTGGCGCTGCTCGAGCTCAGCCCGGAGCGCTGCTTCGCGCGCCTGCACGTCCTTGTCGGCAATGGTCGGTGTCGGTGGCAGCGGCTTCAGCGCCGGCGGCTTTTGAAAAAGGCACATGGTTCCAGCTTTCTCCAAAGTCAGACGACCCAAAGTCAGACGACCTTGTCCAGTCGTAGAGCAAAAAATCCTCGCCGTTCTTGCCGTAGCCCGGCAGGCGGCAGCGTTGCGTGGCGCCCAGCCGGGCCAGCCAGCGCAGCGCCAATTCATTGGTGGCCAGCGCCCGGGCCTCGACCCGCCAGGCGCCGTGCGCGGCAACCTGCGGACCGAGCACGGCACGAAAGAACTCGGTCATGCCAGGCACGCAGCGCTTCATGCGGCGCGTGCCCCAGCTCCAGGCGATCCACAACCCGCCGCGCTGTTCGGCGGCGCCAAAGCCGGCCTCCGGATTGCCGTTCAGCTCGGCGACATAGGCAAACCCCTGCAGCGCCGTCAGCGCCAGCAGCGCCGGCGACCATTCGTCGAACTGGCAGTCGATCTCCGTCCGGTCCTCGGACCGCAGGTTGGCGGCGATGTAGGAGAGGTCGCGCAGCGTAGCGCTGACAATGCGAACGGTCATCGGCGGGGTCCCCTCACCGGAACGCCCCCAGCGGATCGCTCTGCCCTGCCTTTCGCCGTGCCGTCTTGAACTCGGCCGGGTCGACCACCGCTTCCCTCAGCATCATCACGCCATAGCGTGTCGCCGCCATCAGATCATCGCGCAGCTTCACCACCTGGCCGTCTTTGCGGTGGTAGAGCCGAAACTCCTCGAACCAGGGCAGAAGCGTCGAGAACACCTTGAAGCGGCCGCTCTGCATGCGGTCGAGCATCTCCATCAGCCCGGCCTCGACCGACACCGAACCGTCGGCGAACTGCGCATGGCTGGAAAGCATGTTCAGCCCATGCGCGCCATATTGCCGGGCAAGTGCCACGCCCGCACCTTCCAGCGTCTCGCGGCGGCCGTCGCGCGGCCACGCCCAGGGCAACCATTCGCCCCACGGTTTCAGGGTCAGCGCCTGCATGGCCGGCGTTTGCTGCGAGGCGCGGCAGGCTTTTGCGACATAGACGACGTCGGCCTCCGTATCCCAGGCGAGTTCGACAGCAGCGGAAGGGTGATCCCAGCCGAAATCCAGCGCCCCGAGCCGCGGCCAGTAGCGCGGCAGCCGGAACGGCTCGCAGGCAATCAGCTCCTCCGCCACCGGAAAGATGCGGCCGGAACCCAGCACCGGAATGCCCCTGGCCCGCGCCTCGCGCTCATGCGCCGGATAGGCCGATATGATCGCGGCGCGCTGCTGCGGCGTGTAATGCTCGGCATCGTCGATGGTCATGAAGGTGACGTGGCGGGTCATTTCTTCGCCCTCGCACTTGAATCATGTTGGCAGGCGCCGGCCGTATGGTGTTGTTTGGCCAAGATTTTTCTGGCCAAGGCGGCCGCTCTTCCTTCTCCCCTTGTGGGAGAAGGTGGCCTCGCCCACGGGTCTTGCCTCCGGCAAGCCCGAGGACAGGCTCCGCGAGGTCGGATGAGGGGTGCTCCAGATTGGCACCGACAGCACTCCGTCCAACACCCCTCTTCCGTCTCGGCGCTGCGCGCCGATCCACCTTCTCCCACAAGGGGAGAAGGCAAGGCCGCCGCCCCCTCACCCCATTCCCTCCACCGCTTCCGCCGACAGAAACAACAGCACCACTTCCGACATGCCGAGCAACGGCGTGAAGGT